ATTGATAAAACAATCAAAGACAGACTTCACAGACAAAAGAGAAGAACACTAGAAGATTTGGGTGTATCTGATCTTGATGAAGCAAAAGAGATTATTGCTAGATCCAAAGAAGCTGAAGAAAAAAGAAAACTTGAAGCAGGTAAGTTTGAAGAAGTAAGGCAGTCTTTAGTTGAAAGTCATAAAAAAGAATTACAAAAATTACAAGATGAACTTAGAGGAGAGAAGATTGATAAGCAACTTATACAATCAGCATCTAACAATAGAGCCATCAATCCAAATCAAGTAAAAGATTTGCTGAAAGATAATGTACGACTAAATGAAGAAGGCAAAGCAGAAATACTTGATAAAGATGGAACAACAAGATACAACAAAGAAGGCAAACCATTATCTATTGATGAGTTTGTTTCAGAGTTTATAACGCAGAACGCACACTTCCAAGTTGCAACACCTTCTGGTAGTGGGAGTGTAAGTAATGTGGGTAAGGTGAACGCACAAACCTTTAATTTGTCGGACTTAGATATGAATAATCCAGATGATAGGAAGAAGTATGCTGAACTAAGAAAACAGCGAAATGCTCAACCTACTGTGATTAATCTAAATAAATAATAACAGCTATTTAGAGGAGAAATAAAATGGCAAATGAAACAACAAGCAGTACGATATCGGAACTATATACCGAGATAGTACAAGAAGCATTATTTGTTGCTCAAGAGCAATCAATTATGCGTGGTTTGGTGCGTAATTACACTATTGCAGGTGGTGGTAAATCAGTAGAAGTACCGATTTATGGAACTGTATCTGCATCAGCAGTCAATGAAGCAACAGACTTAACAAACACAGCAGTCAATCCAACATCTGTGACTATCACAGCTTCAGAAGTTGGAATTATGACAACATTAACTGATCTAGCAAGAAATTCAGCATCAAGAAATGTCGGTGCAGATATTGGTAGATTATTTGGTGAAGCAATAGCAAAGAAAATAGACACAGATCTTACAGCATTATTTGATGGCTTTTCAACAAGCATTGGTGGTGCAGGAACTGAATTGACTATTGATAATATTTTCAAAGCAGTTGCAACACTAAGACAAGCAAATGTACCTGCACCTTACTTTGGTGTATTCAACCCAAAGGTTATCTACAATGTGAAGAAATCTTTGACAAACACATTTGTAAATCCAAACGCAGGTGACTTACAGAATGAAGCTATGAGAACAGGCTTTATTGGTGAGATCGCAGGTGTAAGAATATTTGAGTCATCAAATGTTGATGGAACAACAGATACTGATAACTGTAAAGGTGCAGTATTCTCACAAGATGCACTTGGTTTAGCCATGATGCAAGATCTTAAGATTGAGTCACAAAGAGATGCAAGTTTAAGAGCAGATGAGATTGTAGCAACAGCAGTATATGGTGTTGGTGAATTACACGACTCATATGGCATTGAAATGCTTAACGAGTCTGTCATTAACTAATATTGATAAATTTATGGGTGGGTTTTTCCCACCCATATGCTATAGATAATTATGTCAAAAATAAAACTTACAAACAAAGATGGTAAAATCATTGAGAGAAACAAACATGATTATGAAAATAATGAAAATCTTTGGACTCTTAAAGGGTGGCAACCCTACGAAGAAAAACCAAAGGAAGAAAAAAAAACCAAAAAAAAAGGTAAAAAATAATGGCAACAAGTGAGTTTGGTGTCAATTTAGCAGAGGTTCAAAAGTACCAACCAGATATTGCAGAGTTTGGTATTACAGATTTTGATACTCAACTACAGTTTGGAGAAGATGATGTCATCAGACAGATTAGAGAAGAATGGTGGGAGAGATACAGACACACAGTCAGATATAAAGATATTACAAAAGTCACAACATTAGAATTAGAAAGCAATAAATTAACAGACGCACAATGGAAAAGATGCGTGGTTTACAAAACATTAGCAGAGTATATTTACCCAATACTATCTAAGTTCAAAGATCCAGATGGTGGAGATGGTAAAGATACTTTTCAAAACAAAATGGATTTTTATAGGCAGAAGTATTCAGAGGAGTTTCAAGCTGTATTACGAGATGGTGTGGAATATGATGAGGACAGTAGTGGTACAATCCAAGCTAGTGAAAAAGAGCCAATTCATATGTTAAGATTGCAGAGGTAGAAAATGTGTGAATTTTGTAATGGCGAATGCGTATGTAGATAATGGTTGCTTCTGTTAGCATCAAATCTAATACCATACAGCTTCAAAAAGAAATACAAGAAATACAAAGAAAATTTCCAAGAACCATCAAAGAAATTCTTGCAAATGTTTCAGCTTTACAGGTAAAAAATATAAGAACAAGAACAGAAAAAGGTAATAGTGTCAATGGATCACCATTTGCACCATACTCTACAAAACCATTTTTCTTTAATACAAAACCAGAGTCAAGCCCTGTATATAAATTTTTTGAAGGTGGCTATAGAGAGTTCAGAGCATCTAAAGGTAGATCAACAAAACCAGATCTTAATTTTAGTGGCAAGATGTTATCTTCAATGACAACAAGAGTAGGTACAAACAAAGCATCTTTGTTTTTTAGAAGGCAATCAGAAAATAAAAAAGCATTTTTCCATGATATTGCAGGTGCAGGAAAAGGTAGAGTAGTAAGACCATTCTTCAGTATTAATAGACAAGAAGAAAATCAAATAGTAAAAGTATTTAATAGTAAAATTGGTAAAATATTACAATGAGTAAAAGAGAGAATATTGCAGGAAATATAATCACAGTATTAGATGCTGTATCTTCGCCTATTGAATTTAAAAAACTTACAAGAGAGCCATTTGATCCAGAGGAACTATCTAACGCACAGTTCCCTGCTATGTTTATTTCTACAGGAGATGAAACAAGAGAGGATCTAAGTTTGGGTGACTCATCAGCAGGTACAAGAAGTGGCACGATAGATTTTGTGATAGTTGCTTTTGCAAAAGGCACAGATACAAATATAGATACAAAAAGAAATCAATTAATAGAAGTAATTGAAGAAACC